GAGTTTACAGAAACTATTGTGAGCAGTGCAAATAAAGGTTACAGTACCGCTACAACAAACACAGTTGGTGGTGTCACCCAAACAGAAGTTAACCAAGCAGTGCGTACAACCAATACGACCACTAAGACCGACCCAGTGGTTAAAAGCACCAAGCGTGAGCTTGTAGAAACTGGCGATCCTGTTTTGATTGCTAAGTTAGAATCTCAAATTACAGCAATTAAAAACCAAATCAGACAAGCGGCTCAAGATTATAGAGCACAGAACCCTGGATCTACAATAACAGACTGGTTGGATAGCAGTACATATCAGTCTCTTAGTGCCAAGCAACAAAGATTGGAATCCGAGCTTGACAGGGCCAGAACATACAAATACGTGGTAACTACCACATAATTTTACGGTAAATATAAGATGGCAACTTTCGTAGGATACAACAGCATTAACCAGTACAAAAGATTTGTACTAACCGACTTTGAGTTAATCAAAAGGGATTTGCTCAATTACTTCAATATACGTCAAGGCGAAAAAGTTGGTAGACCAGATATTGGTACCACAATGTGGACCTATGTTCACGAACCTCAAACAGATGAAACAGTAGAAGCAATCCGCACAGAAGTTATGCGAGTGGTCAGTAAAGATCCAAGAGTTGTAGTTACAGATTTAACAGTGTATCCTCAGGATACAGGCATATTGGTAGAGCTTCAAGTGCAAGCAATAGGTGGCAGTGCTAGTGAGTTAATAGCATTGTTTTTCAACCAAATTACTAACACAGCAGACTATGCATAATATACGCACTTTATTACTACCATAAATACTCTATCGGAAGGTATTATGGCAAAGACAACTAGACAAACAGCAATTTTTGGAGTCGAAGACTGGAAGCGCATCTATCAAACATATAGAGAAGCTGACTTTCAAAGTTACGATTTTGAATCCCTAAGAAAGAGTTTTGTAGACTATCTAAGACTCTATTATCCTGAAACTTTTAATGATTATATTGAAAGCAGTGAATTTATTGCCCTACTGGATGTGATGGCTTTTATGGGTCAGTCACTGAGCTTCCGCAACGATTTAAACACCCGTGAAAATTTCCTTGATACTGCTGAACGCAGAGACAGTGTTACCCGTCTTGCTAACCTAGTTGGATACACGCCAAAGCGTAATCAAGAAGCACAAGGTTATCTCAAGGTGAACAGTGTTACTACCACAGAAAATATTCAAGACTTCAATGGAGTCAATCTTAGTAACACAACAGTATTTTGGAATGACACAACCAATGGAGATTGGTTAGAGCAATTTACAACAATAGTAAATGCTGCCATGGTAAGCAGTCAGAGATATGGACGTCCAGGAGAAAGTTCAACAATAAATGGTGTGCAAACAGATGAATACACCTTGAACTTGATCAATGGATTCTTACCAGTAATACCATTTACCAGCACAGTTAATGGCACTAACATGTCATTTGAAGCAGTTAATGCAACCAGTGTAAACAGCACCAGCATTTACGAGCCAGCACCACAGGCAAATGGTGCTTTCAACGTGCTCTATCGCAATGATCAGATGGGTTATGCAAGTGCAAACACTGGTTTCTTCTTTTACTTTAAACAAGGCAGTCTACAAAACTTAGATTTTAGCCTTGCTGAAAGAGTAAAAAATAGAATTGTAAATGTTAACATTGAAGGAATCAACAATAATGATGTATGGTTGTTCCAAATTAACCAACAAGGCAACGTAACCAACGAGTGGACCAAAGTAGAAAACATTTACGCTGTTGAAAATCAACAGTTAACCACAGCACAGAAAAACTTTTTTGCAGTAACCAGCAGAACCAACGATCAAATTAATCTTAATTTTGGTGATGGTGTGTTTAGCAATATTCCTGTTGGAAGTTTCAGAGCCTATGTTCGTGCGAGTAATGGTTTGCGTTATGTTATCAATCAAGAAGACATACAAAACGTAAACATCAGCATCTCATACATCAGCAGATCAGGCAGACAAGAAGCAATTACATTCAACTGTGGATTGAGTCAGCCAGTGAGCAATGCAACTGCTCGTGAAACTATTGCAGATATTAAAAATAGAGCACCTGCAAGATTCTATACACAAAACAGAATGGTCAACGGTGAAGACTACAACAACTTCCCTTACACATTATACGGCACAATTATCAAGAGTAAGGCTGTAAATCGTAGCTCAATTGGAACCAGTCGTTACCTTGACCTTGTTGATATAACAGGCAAGTACAGCAGTACAAATGTTTTTGGCAGTGATGGTTTGTTGTATGAAACAACAAAAACGCCAAGTTTTGATTTCACTTGGAGTGATTTAAACGACATTGAAGGTGTCATTCGCAACCAGGTTGAACCGATTCTCAAAAGCAGAGGCCTTTTAGAATTTTATTATCAAAACTATGCTCGTCCAAGTTTGACATCCTTGGGCATAGAGTGGCAACAAACCACAACTTTAGCCAATGAAACAACTGGATACTTCAAATTCACAAGCACAGGGGTACCAGCAGCAATAGGTGCAACAGTCAGCGACAATAGACAGTATATCCTTGAAACTGCTTTGGTTAAATTTGTCCCACCGAGCGGTTATTGCTTTGATGCAAATAACAGACTAAAATTAGGTTCACCGAGTGCGGCTGGCGACAAGAGTGTGCTATGGGCAACAGTAACTGATCTTGTTGGAGATGGAACCAACTTTGGACAGGGTAATTTAAGCAACGGTGCTGGCCCTGTTACAATCAACACATTTATTCCTACAACCGCAGTGGCCACCGAAGTTATTCCTCTGTTTACAACCGACCTTACGTCAGCGTTTGAACAGAGCATGGTACAGCAAATTGAATTATACAGAGACTTTGGAATTGGATACAACAACTTAACAGCAACTTGGTATCTAATCACCAGCACAAACCTTGACTCTGCAAACACTTTCAGCCTAAACTATGCACAAGATACAAGTGGTACTGGACTAGACAACAGTTGGTTGGTAAAGTTCACAACAGATGGCATTACCTACTCAGTTGCCTACAGAAATCTACAAAGATTCTTTGGTAGTGTGCTACAAACAAGATTTTTCTTTGATGGTAGTCAAGCAGTTTATGATCCAAAGACTGGAAAAACAATCAATGACTTTATCAACATACTCAAGACAAACAATCAACCAGATTCAAGCAGTCCGTTAAACAGTGATGTGATTTTGGACATAGTTGGTCAGCCACTTGAAAACGATGGATTTGTTGATGATTTCCGTGTACAGGTAAGTTATGCTGATGCAGACAACGATGGCGTACCTGACGATCCTGATTATTTTAATACACTAGTTGCGCCAACTGTGAATAGTACAACCAAGTATGTGTTCTTAGAAAAGACCACTGACTTTGATAATCTAGAAAGGTATCTTCCTGTTTCATCCGGAACAGTAAACACCAGTTACGCCACACTGTCACAAATTGAATTGGTTAAGAGCGAATGGCCAGATGGGCAAGTGTTTTATGCAACAACAGATGAAAAATTCTACAAGTTGTCAGTGAGCTCGGCTGGAGTTAGGACCCTTGCTGAAAGCTCTGATTACGAAGCATTTGTTGGACGCCAAGACTTTGATTTTCAATACCGACACAACAGTCCACTGAGTCGCAGAATTGATCCTGGCACAAGCAATATCATCGACCTTTATTTGGTAACCGATACATATTATGCCAATTATCAAAACTATATCAAGGACAGCACTGGTACTGTTGCAGAACCTGCACAGCCAACCATACAAGAACTCACTACAAGTTATCAAGGGCTAGACAACTATAAAATGCTCAGCGATAACATTATACTGAACAGTGTCACATTCAAACCATTGTTTGGCACAAAAGCAGATCCAAGTCTAAGAGCTACAATAAAAGTGGTTAAAAACAAGAACAGCACTGCAAGTGATAGTGAAATAAAAACGCAGGTAATACAATCAATGAACAATTTCTTTACCATTGACAAATGGGACTTTGGAGAAACATTCTTCTTCTCCGAACTATCAGCGTATTTGCACGATCAGTTAGGAGATCTTATTAGTTCTGTGGTCCTTGTACCTGCAGATACTAGCAAAAGTTTTGGTAATTTGTATGAAATTCGATCAACCCCTGAGGAGATATTTGTAAACGCTGCAACAGTAAATGATGTACAAGTGATTGCGGCTCTTACCAGCGGTCAGTTACAAACTGCTAGCAACAGTGGGGTAGCATAATGTCAAGAGTGCGTTCGCTAGATTTTCTACCAGAAGTTTTTCAAACTGAAACCAACAAACAGTTTCTGAGTGCCACACTTGATCAACTGGTCCAAGAACCAAAACTAAAGCAAACTAGTGGTTTTATTGGAAAGAAATCAGGACCTGGAGTTACTGGCAGTGATACCTACATTTCTGAAGCTAACTCAACAAGAGCCAATTATCAACTTGACCCTGGAGTGGTATTTTTAAAAGAAAATCAAAACAATGTTGACGATATGGTTTCATACCCTGGACTAATTGAAAGTTTAGGAAGCAAAGGAGCATTTACTAACAAAGCTGATAGACTATTTGATAGTCAGTATTACAGTTGGGATCCAATGATGGATTTCGACAAGTTTGTAAACTTTGGACAGTATTACTGGCTGGTTGATGGACCGGACTTGGTTGATGTATATGCAACAACTGTTGATCTAGTGGACGATTTCACTGTTACAAGATCGGGCACTGGATACACATTCAGCGATGTACCAGGCAGGTTACCAACAATTACACTTGCTCGTAATGGTAACTATACCTTTGAAGTAAACCAGTCTGGCAACCCATTTTACATTCAAACCAATATTGGCACTGCTGGTGAGTTAGAATTTAATGGTCGTAGCAGTAGAGAAATCCTGGGTGTAACCAACAACGGTGCCGAAGTTGGCACTATCACTTTCAATGTTCCATCAGTTTCAGCTCAAGATTTTTACTATGATTTAACTGATGGCGGTAATGTTGATTTGGTAACCACATTAGATTTTGACCAAATTGACGGCAAAACATTTGATGCTTTAATTGCTGAACATGGCGGTATTGACGGCATTAGAGATCTTGAAAATCGCAGTCTTATATTTTACGATCAAACACCAGTGGAATCTGGAAGCCAAGCGTATAGTGTGTGGACAATCAATTACACAGGCGATACTGTAAATCCAACACTAAGTCTGACAGTGCTCAAAGACATTGCAGATTTGACCAGGCTAGAAGTCAATTATGGTACACAGTTTGGTGGACTGGATGTTTACAAAACTGCCCAAGGCGTTTATGAACTTATTCCGCTAATTACTGCAAACCTTGATACATTGTACTACCAAGACGGTAACAATGCAGATTTCTATGGTATCATTAAAATTATTGATGATCCTAATTCCCCTTCTTTGAATGTAAATGATATTTTAGCAGACGACGACTATACAAGTCCAAATGGCGTTACTTTTACAAATGGACTTAGAATCAGATTTACAGGCACAACAGTTCCTGCTAGTTACAGCGGAAATCAGTATTACGTTGAAGGAGTTGGCACTCAAATACAACTTTTACCTGTAACTGATTTTATAACTCCAGAAGACTATACAAATCTTGACAGTGTGGACGATTTACCAGACACTCCTGACTACCTCACAATAAATCGAGCTAGTCCAGATAAAAACCCATGGTCAAGAAGCAACAGATGGTTCCATATTGATGTAATAAATGCAGCGGCAGGATACAACAATACCGTGCCAGTTGTAGACTTTGATCTCAGAGCAAAGCGTAGTATCATTGAATTTAGATCAGGTCTTAAACTTTTTGACTTTGGCACAAGCGGACTACCAGCGGTAAACACCATAGATTTTAGTGAAACTGATGCACTCAGTAACATTAACGGTACCATTGGATACAGCAATGATGGCTATGATTTTGAACAAGGATCACGAGTTATATTTGCAAACGATATTGACGCTGAAGTACGAAACAAGATTTTCACTGTAAACTTTGAGCAGTTTGAGCCAAGCGGTCCTTTCTTGATAGATTTGCAACCAACTGACTTAGACGAACCAGACACAGCTACAAATGCAACTGTTGTTATCAGTGACGGCGATACTTTAAAAGGCAACAGCTATTGGTTTGATGGTTTAAATTGGCAGTTTGCACAACAGAAAACCAGTGTAAACCAAGCTCCATTATTTGATGTTTTTGACAGTAAGGGTAACAGCTACGGCGATAGTACATATTATCCAAGCACAGATTTTGAAGGCAGCAAAATTTTCAGTTATAAAGTAGGCACAGGAAGAGCAGATGCTTATCTTGGCTTTCCGTTAACATATCGTAACATCAACAATGTTGGCGATATTGTTTTTGAAAACAATTTCTACACTGATACCTTCAATTATGTAAATGACAATGTTGGTGTTGTACAAAACGTCGACGAAGGTTTTGTGAGATTCTACACAGATATAACAACTTTTACTCGAAGTATTGGTTATCAAACAGCGTTTAATCAAATTCAAACACGTCAAGTTTTAGAATTTACATATCAGGGTAGTCCACTGGTAATGGATGTTGAAGTATCATCCACCCTCAGTGAAATACCAGTCAAAGTTTATGTAAATGGTGTTTTTGTTTTACCAAGCACTTATACCTATGCAACAAATGCAGCAGGATTCACGGTTATAACATTTAGCACTGAACCAGCCGACGGAGCCATTGTTGAAGTTACTTTTTTATCGGACAGCATCAGTGGAAGAGGCTTTTATGAAGTTCCAGATAACTTGGAAAAGAATCCGCTCAATGGCGAAATACAAGAAGTTACCATGGGTACAATACGCACTCATTATGGATCAATCTGTGAAAATTTACAGTATTTTACAGGCACCATAAATGGGCAAAACAACACGCGAGACCTGGGTAACATTGTACCATACGGACAAACCATTGTTCAACAAAGTTCTCCATTGGTATTTGCAAGCACATTCTTGTATAACAACAAAGAAAACTTTATACAAGCACTAGATTATGCCCGTGACGAGTATACAAAATACAAGTACTTGATCATGGATAAAGTGGCAAAATCAGATTGGGGTAACAAAAAAGCATCCACAATCCTTGATGAAGTTTTGCAAGATATAAACAGTGGCAAAAACAAAGATACTGCATTTTACTACACTGACACATTACCACATGGTGCGACCTACGACGAGACAACATACACTGTTAGTGTTATCACTGGTAACACGTTTGATATGTTAAACACATACGATTTTACCAAAGCAAACTACAAAGGCGTATTGGTTTATCTCAACGATGAAATTTTGCTTGGTGATGGACATCAATACACTGTGGCCACAGATGGTCCACGCATAACCATTACAGAAACATTGAATGTAGGTGATGTTCTTAAGATTAGAGAATATGCAAGCACAGTCGGAAATTATATTCCGTCTACTCCAGCAAAAATGGGTATGGCACCTTTGTATCTTCCTGAAAAATACACCGACAGCAGTTACATTACTCCTACGCCAGTTATTCGTGGACACGATGGCAGTATCACAGTCGCCTACGCTGATATTCGCGACGATGTTTTATTGGAATTTGAAAGTAGAATTTATAATAATGTTAAAGTGGTAAATCGGTACGATCCACCTATTCGATCAGCAGATATCATTCCTGGTAGATTTAGAACCACCGACTATTCTCTTGCAGAAATAAATGATTTTCTTTCAGCAGAGTTTTATACCTATGTAGCAAAAAATCGTTTAACTTATCGTACACAGTCATATGATGCTAGTAATCAGTTTACATGGAACTACAGCAGAAGTCAAGATAAGACCAGCGGTGATTTATTGCTAGGTGGATGGAGAGGAATCTACAACTACTTTTATGATACAGACACTCCACATTTAACACCTTGGGTAATGCTTGGATTAGCAGAGCGTCCGGACTGGTGGGTAGCACGTTATGGACCTGCACCATATACCAGTGGAAACTTGGTTTTGTGGCAAGATCTAAGAGACGGCAAAATTGTTACACCAACTGGTACAACAATTGATCAACGCTATTTGCGACCAGATTTATTAGACATTATTCCTAGTGATTCAGAAGGAAATCTTGTAAGTCCATTTATCAGTATTGTAGGCGACTATGATCAAAACAGTTTCAGAAAGAGCTGGGTGTTTGGTGATGATGGACCAGTTGAAAATGCTTGGAGACGCAGCAGTGATTATCAATTTACACTACAAAAGTTAATAGCACTGCTCAATCCTGGAAAGTATTTTTCCTTGATGGTTGACATTGACTTATACACCTATAACAGTGAATTTACGCAGTACCTATACAATCAAAGATTTAGAGTACAACCACAAAACATACAGGTATATGGTAACGGCACTATCAAACACAGTTATATTAACTACATTGTTGATTATAATAAAGTAAGAGGTATAGATAGTACCACGCAACTTGAAACCACATTAGACAACTTGGATGTAAGATTGGTATACCGTATGGGTGGATTTAGCGATAAAACCTACCTCAAAGTATTCACTGAAAAAAGCAGTCCAAACAGTTTGAATTCAAGTTTGCTTCTTCCTGATGAAAGTTATCAACTGATCCTATACAAAAATGCAATATCAGCAGAATTTAACTACAGCGGGGTTGTTGTGCAAAACACAGCAACTGGCTACACTGTAAATGGTTACAGTACACAACAGCCTTACTTTATAATCAAACAGAGCCGCACCACAGGCACATATTCAACAATCACTGTTGGTAGCGAAACTGTAAATGTAGCACAAGACTTTAATGAAGTCTATGTGAAAATTCCTTATGGATATGAGTTTACAAGCAAAACTGGATTAGTTGACTTTTTGGTTAGTTATCAAGAATACCTCACCGACCAAGGCATGATATTTGATCATATTGAAAACAACTATATCATGAACTGGACACAGATGGCCACAGAATTCCTAACATGGTCGCAAGAAGGTTGGGCAGTTAACAGCATAATAAACTTAAACCCAGCCGCTGACGTTTTAAAATTAACACGGAATGGTTACATTGTAGACAGTTTAATCTCAAACTACTACAACGAATCAATATTGAATCCAAACCGTCAAGTGCTACCACCAAAGGACTATGTGGTTGAACGATATGAAAATGACTTGGTTCTAAGAACGTTTAATAATAACACAGTAAACTATGTTAAATTTAGGTTTACGCAATATGAACACGCAATGGTTTTAGACAATACCAGTGTGTTTAATGATTTAATTTATGATCCAGTATTAGGTGTTAGACAAACACGTTTATTGCTCAATGGTTACAAAACATATGAATGGAACGGTAGTTTAGATGCCCAAGGTTTTATCCTCAATGAAGACAACATTATAGAATGGCAAGTTAACAAGGCGTATACCAAAGGACAGATTGTACAATACAAAGGAGACTACTGGAGTGCCAGACGATTGCTTGCACCAGCAGAAACATTTGTATTTGATGATTGGATCAAGAGCGACTACGATCAAAATACAAAAGGATTGGTTCCTAATGCGGCAACAAAAGCAGAGCTTTCTCGTAATTACTATGACATAAACACTGCTAATCTTGAAAGCGATGCAGACCTTTTAGGATTTGGACTGATAGGTTTCAGACCAAGACAGTACATGCAGAACTTGAATCTTGATGATATTAGTCAGGTGAACTTATATTCTCAGTTCCTTGGCAGTAAAGGAACAATACAGGCTGTTGAAGTATTCAGCAATGCTGATCTACAAAAAGAAGCTGCTGATTATGAAGTTTATGAGAACTGGGCTATTTTGCGTAGCCTTTACGGAGCCAGTGCAAATCGAAGTTATGTTGAACTCAGATTAGATGAAGATTTATTAGAAAGCAATCCAAGCACTGTCGAAGTCTTATTACCAGGCGAAACAACCACAGCCAATCAACAAATACTATTGGAAAATGTGTACAAGCAAAGTTACAAACTTCCAAACACTAATATTTTACCTGTGTTATCAGATGATACACCAACAGACGCTTCATTGCCAACAGCTGGTTATATAAACTATGACGATGTAGACATAAAAGTATTTGACATCAACGATCTTACCACTGTGATTAACAATCTCGATGACATCTTTAGCGGTACAAATATCTGGGTTGCAAAAGCAAACACCTACAGTTGGAATGTATATAGAACTGTTGCAGTAAATTCAGATCTTGTGCAACTAAGAGATAACCTAGACGGAACTAGCACCTTAACATTCAACGGACAACACAATTTATCTGTGGGACAGATAATTGTAGTCAAGTATTTTAATTCAAGTGTTGATGGAGCTTATGAAATTACCAGTGTTCCTACTCTTCGAAGTGTAAACATTGAGTTTAGTCTTACTGGCGAAATTACAACTGTTACCGGAGAAGGTGTTGCACTCGTTCTCGAAAGTGTAAGGGTAGCACAAGGCAGTGACATTGCTGATCTATCTTTTGCAAACAGTTTTGATACTGGTAGCCTAGTATGGGTTGACGACAATGGGTCAGGAAAATGGACCACATTGGAAAAAACCAATCCATTTACCATTGGCACTGCACTTCAGCCAGCTCGCAGTGCTACCACTGTTGATGATTTATTTGGCACAGCAGTATCGCAAGGCTTAAAAGGACAAGGTGCGTTAATTGGTGCTCCTGGTTACGAAAGTGACATTGGTGGTGTTTACTGCTACAACAAAGATGAAAATAACAATTACACCAACACCGTGGTTTTAGTGCCAGTTAACAAAGTACAAACTAACGTAGGTTTTGGTAGTGCGATTGCATCTGGAGATACAGAATGGAGTGTTGTTGGTGCACCAAGCAGTTTAACTGCAAGAGGTTATGCCACAACAGTATATCGCGATCCATTAAATGGTGCATACGAATTACGACAAATTTTTGTGGAGACAACAACCACAGATAACAGTCGCTTTGGAGCTGCTGTCGCAATAAGCGCAGACGAAAGATGGATGTATGTAGGTGCGCCAGGTGATGACGAAGTTTATGCATACAATAAAGTGTCTGTGCAAAATCAAAGCGTATCATTTACAGGGGACGGACAAACATTAAGATTTTTCTTCGACGGTTACATTATTGTCGATGACGACAGCTCCAGCGGAGGAATTGGAAGCCAACAAATCAACGTCACAGTAGGCGGCTTTGTAAAAGTTGCTAATGTAGATTGGACGTTTGTTGATAATAGCATTGAATTTATAACTGCTCCCAAGTTGGGCGAAGAAGTTGAAGTATCCCGAATCAACAAGGTAAGTTATTTCCCACAAGTAACCACAACTGTGTTTAACACAGAAAATCTGTATACAGCAACGGACTATTACAGTTTCAGCGTAATTGTAAACGGTGAACTTATGCGTCCAATCCTAGATTACACATTCAATGCAGGAACCAAAGAAATCACACTGGCCACTGGCGTAGTGGATGTTGCAGTTATTATTTCTGCTGATACCTATTGGAAACTGGTTGATTCGTTTACATATTCAGGCACAACTGGTGACAGTAGTACCTTACCACAATTTGGATACAGTTTATCTACTACCACTGACGGTAGACAGGTTATTGTTGGAAGTCCAGATGATGATCCTTCAACTACAGACTTTGCTGGTAGTGTACAAATTATTGACAGAAGCGTTGAACGATTCCAGGTTACTAATGTAGATACAAAGGCTTATACTGTATTACGAGCACCAAATGGTCCTGTTACAGTAACCCTCAACGGTGAGTTTTTGACTCCAACAAGCCCTGGCAATGTGGGTGCGCAATTCAGTGTCTCGGGTAGCACAATTACTCTTGCAAGCACTGTTACTCTTGGGCTAGGCGATATTATTGAAATTGAAACCAACACATTCAAGTTGATGCAAAATATTACTAGTGCTAGTATACAAAGACGTGGTAATTTTGGTTACGCTGTAAAACAATGCGGCACTAACTGTTCAGTTTATGTTGGACAACCAAACGATAGTAGATTGATTCCTGAGGGAGGCAGTGTTGATCGATGGGCTAACCAAGCAAGATTGTACGGTATTATATCTTCTACAACAGCAAATCCTACACTAACAATTGGACATTCGGTTCGTATTAACAACTATGATGTTGTCCTTACAGGAACCACAGCAAGTAGTTTTGTAACTGATGTTACCACCGCTGACATTCCCAATGTACAAGCGTCTATTTTAAACGGTATTGTAACATTGAGTTTGGTTAATGTTTCTGCAGGTGAAGAATTTATTAAACTACAGGTGTTGCCAGGACTTGGTACTGCTTACAATGATCTTGGGTTCAAGCCAATGTATCTTGCGCAAACAATCAATCCGCCAATCAACATCGATCACGCACACTTTGGACAAAGCATTGATGTAGATGTTACAGTTGACACACTGGTTATTGGCGCACCTGACGGTAGTGCCAATGAGCATACCACATTTGATAGCGACACCACAATCTTTGATGGCAACACTTTAGAATTTAGAGATATTGATAACAGAACTGGTGTTGTATACACTTATGACTTCTTAACATCATCGTCGCCTTCGACAAGCAATCCTGGAAAGTATGTGTTTGGACGTGAAATTTTTGACAATGACCTAGATGGATTTGATCGATTTGGAAATTCAGTAAGTTACTATGATGGAACACTATTGGTTGGATCACCCTATGATGATCTTGGCGACAGTGTTGGCGATTACGGCCGTGTAGCTGTATTTACAAACGCAACCAAAGCACTATCGTGGCAAGCAAGATACACTGAACCAAGTATAGTAGACGTAAGCATGCTGAATGCAGTATTCTTGTATGACAGAACTGATGGCAGTATAACAAGTAATCTTGATTACATTGATCCTTTACAAGGCAAGATATTAGGTAGTGCAAAACAAAATCTTGATTATATTGTTGGCTTGGATCCTGCAAGATATAATGTAGGATCAAACAACAACAACGGCACATTCTGGGCAGATGAAATGGTAGGTGAAATGTGGTGGGATATCAGCACCTGTCGTTTTATTGATTACCGCCAAGACTCAATCGAATACAAAGCAAGACGCTGGGGTCAACTTTTCCCAGGCAGTACGGTTGATGTTTATCAATGGATAGAAAGCACAGTACCACCTTCACAGTACACTGGTACAGGATCAGTTTACAGCAACACGTCATACACCGTAACAAGTGAGCTTAACAACGAAGGCTTGTTTGAGAGCAAATACTATTTTTGGGTAAAAGGTATACGATCAATACCAAGCACTCGTGCCAAGACACTAAGCACGGTTGCTATTGAACAGTACATTGAAAATCCTCGTAGCAGTGGCATACCATATATGGCCAGCTTGTCACCAAGCACTTATGCAATTTATAATACAACAAGCCTTTTGGTTGCTACTGACACTATTTTACATATTGAATATGATAGAATTAAAAATGATGACAATGTTCACAGTGAATATGACCTAATTGCTGTTGGTAATCCAGACAGCTTCTTAGGCGATGGTTTGTACAGGAAAATGCTGGACAGCTTCAGTGGTGAGGATACAGTTGGTAATATTGTGCCAGATGCTTTCCTAAACGATGCAGACAAGCAAGGCGTAAGTTTTAGACCAAGGCAGAGTTTCTTTGTTAACAGATTTGACGCATTACAAAATTATATTACTAAAACAAATTCAATTCTCTTGCTTTATCCTATAGCCGAAACTAGAATTTTAACATACTGGAAGAGCCAAGAAGAAGAGCCAACCAGTGCCAGCGGACAGTGGGATAAACGTGTACTGACCTACAGCGAATTGACATATCAAAACTTGTTTATTGTACCCATTGGTTATAGATATCTGGTTGCCAGCGACGAAACCAATGATGGCCTATGGACTATCTATACGTTGCAAGCAGACAGAACATTGTTGTTAACAAGGGTTCAGAACTATGATACAAATCAGTATTGGGAATATGCTGATTGGATTCTTAAAGGATATGATACAAGTGTTGCTCCAGTGCAAGAAGTTGCTACCTACAGTGACCTACTTAGATTAACTGTTAACAATGGCGACAGCGTTAAAGTTACTGCAAACAGTGCTGGCAAGTATGAAATTTATCAGTATCTCAGTAGCGAATGGGTCAGAGTTGTTGCCGAAGATGCAACTGTACAGGTCAAACCTGTGTTGTATAATTATGCACTTGGAAGGTTTGGATTTGACCTTGAAGTATTTGATGTGCAAAGATTTGATCAAAATCCTAAGATTGAAACTCGCCAAATTATAAAAGGTATCAACGAAGATATTTTCACAAAAGAACTGTTGATTTATCGTAATCAACTGCTAGACCTTACGTTTGAGTATATCTTTAGCGAGCAAACCAATGTTGAATGGTTAACCAAAACCAGTTTGATTGATGTAAATCACAATCTAAGAGAACTGATTCCATATCAAATCTATCGACAAGATAATCAAGACTTTGTACAAGACTACATCGAAGAAGTTAAACCTTATCATGTTAAGATAAAAGAGTTCAACTTGAAATACGATGGCTTAGACACGTTCCAGGGAACACTTACAGACTTTGATGTTCCAGCGTTTTACGACAGCAACGAAGAGAAATTTATTAGTCCTATCCTTGGTTCTGGTACAGGTGAATATCCAAGTACCGATCCAATTTGGACATCCTTGCCATGGAGCCAGTGGTACAACAATTACCTACTGAGTTTGAACAGTGTTACTATAGCAAATGGCGGAAGTGGTTATACAGTTGCACCAAGTGTCACTGTCACTGGTACTGCTACTAGATTGCCAACACTCAGAGCAACAATTAATGCCAGCGGTCAAGTCAATGCAATAATCATTGACGATTATGGAACAGGATATTCCACCACTCCAATTATCACTTTAACTGGTGGTAACGGTACTGGTGCTCAAGTTGTAGCCATCATGGAGAATCTACAAGTAAGATCCTTTGATACAACCATGAAGTTCGACAGAATTGAATACACCAGTTCTGTGGTAGATTGGACTGCTGACACTACCTACACTGAAGGAAGTCTTGTTAGATACCTTGGCAAAGTTTACAGCGTAAACGAAGTTGCTGATAGCACTGCAATCAACAGTGGCGATAGTTTTAATCCAGATCAATACACTGTTGTAGATGCTAGCACACTAAGTGGAGCAAATAGAACAATTGGTTTGTATGATCCAGATCCGCAAGACCCAGGCAGAGAGCTTGCTCAACTGTGGGCAGGAGTTGATTATCCAGGCGTACAGGTAACTGGGCCATTGTTTAGCGAAAATACTGGATTTGATGTTGGTGCTTTTGACATCAACCCATTTGATAATATTGAGTTTGGACCAGAAGGACTTCCAACATACAGTACAAGTATTCTTGATACAATTTATCAAAGCAGTTTCACAGACACTTACTTGGGACAAAGAAGCACAGATATTAATGTAATAGGTGGTGGATTTGTTGACACCTACAGCAGTCATGCTCCAGAAGAACTTATTCCGGGTAGAATGTATGATACATTGGATTTGAGGGTTTACACTCGTCCTGGCGGTGATGCAACCGGAGACGGCCATGGATTTGACATGAAGAGCACACAAGGAATTTTTGGTGCTACCAGTGTTACTATTAGTTTCTCTGGGGTAATGGAAAATCCAATGTTTATCCAGGTTGAGAATCGTGATCTAGATCAAGTTTTAAATCCAATTGACCATTATACAATTGATTGGGCTAATAAAACTGTAACCGTATCAGCAGGAGCAACTACCGGCGACGAAATTGAATTATTGTTATTTGGAGTTGGCGGCGGAAATCAACTCTACAAAGAAACTTGGAATGGTTCTTCAGTGGGTAATAGTTTAACAATTCCTGTAGCATACACTGAAATAGCCAGCATGCTTATTGTTGTAAATGGTTCAATCATAAGTTCTTACACTTATGCGGCCAGCGGAGATTATGCTACAGAAATAAGTTTTAGTAATACATACACCAGTACAGACAGTCTACTCGTAGTTGCGTTTGGTGCTACCACTCCTGCAAAG